TGCTATAGGAGCATAAACCATGACTATCATTGCAAACACCTTCACGTCTTTTGACGCCAAGGGTATCCGAGAAGAATTAGCTAATGTTATCAGTAACATAGCCCCAGAAGAAACACCCTTCACATCCAACGTCGGCTCCGAAAATGTGTCGAACACATTTTTTGAGTGGCAATTGGATGATTTGTCTTCTGTTGACACCACTGCGATTATTGACGGCGACGATGTTGCATCGTTTGACGCCACTACCGCCACAGTCCGCGTGGGTAACTACACGCAGATCCGTCGTCGCAGCATGATTATTGCTGACAACCTCGGCTTCCAAGACTTGGCTGGCCGCAACGATGAGGTTGCATATCAGCTCGCCAAGCGCGGCAAGGAAATCAAGAGGGACTTAGAAACAATCTACACAGGCAACACAGCCCGTTCCGCCGGTTCAGCTTCCGCTGGTCGCGTAACTGCTGGTTTGGGTGCGTGGGTTGCAACCAACGTCAACAAAGCTGGAGACGGTACTAACCCGACTGCGGCAGACGGCTCCGACGCCCGTAACGACGGCACGCAGCGTGACTTCACAGAAGCCATGCTCAAAGACGTGATGCAGCAGGCGTACACATCCGGCGGCAACCCATCCATGCTGATGGTTGGCCCGTTCAACAAAACGGTCGTGTCCGGCTTTGCTGGTATTGCGGCTCAGCGCTACCAAGCACCATCTGATGGCCCAACAACCATCATCGGTGCAGCTGACGTTTATCTGTCAGATTTTGGCGCCTTAACCGTTGTTCCTAATAGGTTTTCTCGGGAACGGGACGCATGGTGCCTAGACACTGAGTACGCGTCAGTCGCAACTCTGCGTCCGATCCAAGCCGTGGATCTTGCCAAAACAGGCGACGCTGAGAAGAAAATGCTCATCTGCGAAACCGGCCTCAAGGTATCCAACGAAAAGGCTCACGGCCTGATCGCTGACTTGAACGTATCGTAAATATGGTGGGGCGGCTTCGGTCGCCCCATTACTCTGGAGGGTAAGATGAAAAGACTTTTTAGCCGCGACGAGGCGACAGGGATTACGAAATTTTGGCACGTCAAAGCCAATGGCGAATATGTCATTGAGACCGTGCAGGACAGCACAAAGATCATCGAAGCAAACAAGCGCTCGTATAACGACGTGTCGGGTAAATTCGGAGAACACGCCAAGGTGGCCTCCATCCCGCTTTCCGTGTATTATGAGTTGAAGAGGCAGGGGATCGCTGACGATCCCAAGGCGCTGCGCAAGTGGCTCAACCAGTCGGAAAATCAGGCGTTTCGCACGCGAGAAGGTACACTGTAATGGCGATCACAACGTATGACGAGCTCAAGGCATCTATTGCCAACTGGCTAAACAGAGACGACCTGACGGCGGTCATACCGGATTTTATTGCGCTGGCTGAGAGCAGCATCGACCGTGACCTGCGGCACTATAAGATGGTGCAGCGCGCCGACGCCACGCTAGACAGCCGCTATGTGCAAGTGCCGGAAGACTGGGTGCAAACAATGCGCTTCACAATCACGTCTGGCAACACGTTCCGCATCGAGGCAACGTCAATCGACGACTTGGCCCAGCTGCGCCAGCAGAACAACGACCAAAGCGGCCGGCCTCGCCTCTACGCTAATGTCGGACACGAGATCGAGGTGTTCCCAACGCCAGACACCGAGTACCAGATGCAGCTGATGTATTTCGGCAAGACGCCGGCGCTGAGCGCCACTAACTCATACAACTGGCTGTTGCAGGACGCGCCAGATGTTTATCTGTATGGCGCACTTGTGCAGTCTGCCCCGTATTTGAACGATGACGTTCGGACGCAGGTGTGGGCGTCGCTATACTCGAACGCAGTACAGTCGCTGCAAAAGTCGTCTGACGAAACAAGATCCGCCGGCTCGGGCCTCCGAATGCGGACGTCTGGCTATTAAAACAATATTGGTGTATGATTGCGCCAGATATATCTAACAGGAGAAATCCATGTCACTTACTAACGCTTTCGAGACGCACACGCTCGAATACTTACTCACCACAGGCAGCGTGACCCGTCCGACGAATTGGTACATTGGCCTGTTCACTTCCGACCCGACTGATACCGGCGCCGCTGGCACTGAAGTCGCTGGCAACGGCTACGCGCGAACAGCAGTGACATTCTCCGTCACAAACGATGTCGCTTCTAATACTGCCGGCGTTGAGTTCCCTGCGGCCACTGGCGGCAATTGGGGTACAATCGGATGGATTGGCGTCATGGACGCAGCTTCAAGCGGAAACATGATAATCCACTCTGCGCTTACAACTGCCAAGGCGATCAACGACGGCGATGTATTCCGCATCCCGACTGGCGACCTTGACATCACGGCCAGCTAATGGCGCTGCGCTCCACATATAGCTCGGGAGTTTTTAACTCCGGGCTATACGGCGAGCCTGAGACGACGCAGGCTGCGGCTTCCGCGTCTATCGGAGTTTCCGCCGCAGCGAGCGCAGTAACTGTTGTCAGCGCATCCGCATCCGCAGCCATAGCCGTCAGCTCCTCCCAGCCGACTGCCATTCGAGTTGCAGATGCAGCGGCAGACATTAGCCTCGGCGGCATCGCTAGCGTGTCTGCGATTAAATACGAAGTCATCCCCGGCTTCCGCCCCGGATACGGTCGCAATACTTTCGGCTCCTATATTTACGGCAAGAATATCAGCATCGAGGAAGGTGCAGCTGCAACGGCGATTAGCGTCAGCGCAACGGCTTCTGCGCAAGTCACGCGGAATGTTTCGGCGGCTACAGCTATCGCTATTACCACAACATCAAACGCGGTTATTGATGTTGTCGGGGCTGCAACCCCAACTGTTTCAATATCCACGGATATAGTGTATAACCGTGTCAGACTAATGGCGGCAGCGGATAGGTTTGACATTGTGCAAAGCGTCTCAGCCCGTTACAAGTGGCTTGAGGCAGCAGAGCCGACAACAAGCTGGACAGAGGCAGATTACTTAGAGAGGGCCGCGTAATGGCTGATGGAACTACAACAAACTATGGCTGGGTCCAGCCGGAAGTCGGCGCATCCGAGGATACTTGGGGAACCAAGCTCAACGCAAACTGGAGCGCTGTTGACACGCTTCTTGGCGGCGTTACCAATACGGAATTTGAAATTCTTGACGGCGCCGTTATTTCAACAGCAGAGCTCAATTACTTAGATGGCGTTACATCGGCCATTCAACCGCAGCTAAATGCCGCTGCAACAACTGGCAAAGCCATCGCAATGGCGATTGTATTCGGTTAATAGGAGAAAACCATGACCGCCCCAAACGTAGTAAATGTCTCCACTATCACTGCCAAGTCGGCAATGGTGGCTTTAAGTTCAACATCCGCGACTTCGGTCGTTAGCAACGCTGCATCCAGCGGCAAGGTTTTCAAGATCAACATGATCCAGATTGCCAATGTCGATGGCACAAATGCCTGTGACGTGACTGTGGATATGCACAGCGCAGCATCTGGCGGCGGCACAGCTTACTCTCTGGTTGCAACTGCATCTGTCCCGGCTGACGCATCGCTGATTGCTGTTGACAAGAACACAGCTCTTTATCTTGAGGAAGATCGCTCTATCACCGTCACTGCTGGCACAGCAAACGACTTGGAAGTTATCGTAAGCTACGAAGAGATCAGCTAATGCGCTTTATTGGTAACGCCCCTGTAGATGGTGAAGTTCGTGCTATCGCCTCTGGTGCGTTAGCCAATGGAGAAGCTGTTATTGTGAATAGCGATGGGACTGTTGGTGCTATTGACCCCAGTGGAAGTTCTACAAGCATTACTCAGGCAGTAGGTACGCAAGTTACGTTTTTGACGGGCAATCAAATAAATAAAAGTGAAGTTGCGTATGACACTAACGAGGGGCGTGTTGTAATATGCTACAGGGACGATGCAACAAATTACGGGGTCACAGTAGTTGGGCAGATTTCTGGAACATCTTTAACCTTTGGCACTCCTGTTGTTTGGAATAGCTCTAGCACTGATAATATTTCATGTATCTTTGACAGCAGCACAGGCAAAATTGTTGTGGGCGGTCAGTCTGCTGGGAATAGCTATTACCAAATTGCTAAAGTAGGGCAGGTCAGTGGAAGCTCTATCAGCTTTGGCTCCGCAGCTACTACGGGTGATAGGGGTACTGGTTACAACACCATATTCCATTTATCTGCTGGTAAAGTAGTGTCAATCACTGAAAAATCTGGTGGCGGCTGGGCAGGTTCTGTTGGTACAATTTCTGGAAATTCTATCAGCTTTGGTACTCTCACTGGTTTCTTTCCGTCTGGTGCTTATGCGTATTTTAGAGGTTGTGCTATTGGCAGTACAGGCGAAATTTTAATTACTTGTGTAAATCAAGGTTTTGGTAGAGCAGTGGCACTGCCGGG